CTGTCTGGCTTACAGGTGGCTCATTCTCCAGCGGCTGCGGGTCCGGATGATGTTCAGTTGTGTCCTGTTCCACTGCTTCAGGCGTTGCTGGTTCATTTGCCAGTTCGCCTGTCGGTTGCGGTTTTTCTTCATCACACTGAAATCTCCCTGTCTCAATATCCCGCAGACATTTGCCCGCCTGACGAAGCCTTGCTGCATTTTCTTCATGGGTTGTTGGGGTGTTATCAGGCACATATTCGTACCAGTCCGGATCGCGAACACCATGAACGGCAAGAAAGCTTTCGCACCACGTCCGGCGAAGATCAGGATTACCGTTATGTACGGCCTTTGGCGCTTTGCGTACCAGGTCAATAATGGTCTGTCGGTCGTAGCCTTTGATGTCGGGAATAATGCCCACTGTCATCGACATTTGTTTCCAGTCTTCCCGGTCTTCGGCGATGATACGTTTTGCAAAATCCATTGCAGGACGCAGGTTATTCAGATCCAGCTCCTCACAGAAACCACAGGCGAGCTCATAGTTAATCGTTCTGTGTGTCGGTTTTTCGCTACGGCGTGGACGTTCTGGCTTATTTACGTCGTCGACAATTACTTTATGTGGCCCGGTTTTTTTAACGGGTGCAGGTTTATTCTTCAGGCGTTCAGCCCATTCCTTAACCAGCAGGCCGTGGTTAATGTGTTCAGCACTGAACCATTCCTTAAAAAACTTAATAGTGGTGCATAACTCAGGCACTTTTCCATCGACAGGAAATACCTGTTTATACGCATTCACTGCTTTGTGAATATCGTGCTCGATAGCTTTTTTGAACGGCTCTACATTTTCTGCGGCGAGTATCAGGTTCTGGACAGTGGTATTCTGAGTATCCATCTCCAGACACGCGATTTCTTTTTTCTGGCCTGTATCGACGTGATAAAGATATTCTCCATCGCCAATATACTGTGCCAGAACGCGATGGCGGAACGGCAGTGTCGCAACCACGGTCAGTTGAGGGTTTGCTGGCGGGTTATGAGATTCCTGTATCCCGTTTTCTCCGGCAGGAGTGCCAGCACCGTCGGCGAGTTCTGTTTCATCTGATTTAACAGCAGAAGCTGCGCCGGGGATAAGTGTCAGGGTTTTGCCGTCTTCGCCACCGGGTTCGCGGTTTTCACAAAATTTAGTGTCAAAGACACCCTCGGGCGGAATGTCATTTTCTACCGGAAAATGTACGCGTACAGGTCTGGCAAAATCAGCTTCATCAAATCCGGCAGCATCCATAGCCAGTTCGCCACGGGAGAGGGCGAGTGACTGCTTTTTAGCTGTACACCAGAAAAAACCGGCTTTAAAGCCGAGGCGTTTCCTGGCACTTTCATTTTTAACCTTGTAGTAAAATGAATATTCTTCCTGCTTAATGCTCATTGTTTTTTAACCTCAGTTAAGATTAAAATCGTTTTGCCAGTGAAAATCCTCTCCGGGTGCTCACTGGTCATGTCTCTGGTGGTGGGTCTGGTCGCTCACCTCAGCATCGCCGGGATGTAAAGCCGGGATTTAATGCAGGCTTTTTTCCTTTGAGGCCTCAGACATCGCCCGCGCAAAATCACTGGCAACAGACAGGCTCTTCAATGCACCAATAACATCCCGGGGGACGTCTTTCACTTTGAGCAACATGGCTGCTGCGGCTATAGAGGAGTCCCATGCCCCTGTTTTTTCATCTGCATATGCAGTTATTGATTTATTTATTGAATAGCCATTTTCGTTTCTGCTTAACTCGTATGAATAGCCAATAACTACCGGCATATTGTTTTGCTCGCATATCTTAAATATACGGCTGGTGAGTTCTTTTAGTTCCTGTAATACTGCTGCATCAGGCGTTGTATTTTTCATTTTTATTTCCTTTTTCAGGTTGAGTGAATCCCTGCCATTGCTGGCATAGTTTTATTGTTTCAGTAAATGATTAATTAAAGTTCATGTGCCATCTGGTCATGGCTGGCACAGCGTTTACTGCAATATTTTTGATTTTTACGTGAAATAAGCGTTCCGTGCATATATATCAGTTCATATTCGTATGCGGTCTCTTCCGGTATTGCTTTCTGACAATATGCGCAGTTAATTAATGTCGGGTCTCCTTTCTGGGTGAGTAGAGTATAAATTTTACGAATCAAGCCCGGCTTTCTGTTTATTGCAGTCTGCTGTTTAGCCGGACTGCGCATCCAGTCGGAACGAGGTGTAATGACAGGTATCATCGTTTTATCCTCTTTGCCTGTTTATAAGCGAATTTTGTTGGTGCGGTGCCTGGTGCCTCCAGGTGACGATAACCAGTTAACCATTACCGCCGACTACTATTTCCACCCACAACATGAAGGACCGTTATGTCTTTTTAACTGTGCCGCGTGCGCTTAGCCGCATTCACCACACCACAAAATTCGCTTTAAAAAGGGCGGAAACCAGAAAGGAATGAACTGGTACCGCCAAAGACTACACACAGCAATGTCACGGGTTCCACTCGCAACCGGAAGCGCGCTCAACCAGGATCGGTGGATTTAACGACAACCTTAGTTAAGTAACGAACGCGCTTTCGTGTTGTATGCTCCGTATCGTGGAGCTGACGCCTGTCTTTATCCACATCGGGGCGGTGGTATACTGGAGTTCCCACGCAACCAGTAAGGAAATATTATGTCTGATACAATCAGCCCTTTTGTTTTTCCTGAAAAAGCAGCTCACGAAGTGGTTCTTGAGTTAATCAGAGCGGGCAAAATTAGTTACGCAAGTGATGCTTCGGATGTTTTTACACATATGCTTAACCACTACCGCGCTGAGAGGGATCGACCTCAACAGGAAGATAAAGCTTCGTAAACGCCTCTCTCACCTCATGAGCCAGTTTCTCGACTGGCTCTTTATCTGCTCGCTGGTCATTGATTTTCATTTTTCTACGCAGAGTAGAAGCTGCGATAGCCTGAATCTCTACTGGAAGTTCTTGCATCTTCATCTTTCACCTCATCCGCTTAACGCCCGGCGGCGGAACGTTTTATCTACTGCGCTTGTTACTTACCAACAACTGCCGTCATGTTCGTATGCCTCAGGCTGGCTACTTAGCCCGACTCAGCAGCGGGATAACTCTTGGTATTGTCCGGCTGTTATCTGGTCTGGCGTTGTCTTGATGAATTCATTAAACACGAAATTGTGTGTAATTGTCAACACAAAATGTGTTTTTGATTAAAGGAAGGCGTTCTGCTGGGCTTGAGGCAATAAAAAACCCGCCAGTGGCAGGTTTTAAACTATTCAGGTCAAGTCTTAAGTTAGTTTTCTGGTGGTTGAGTTGAGTTTTTAAGCCGATTTCTTAGGTACGTTTCAACATAGTCATCAATCTCTTTTAAACGAACCTCAAAGAGATCAATCATTCGTTGTTGCTCTGAGCTTGGTAACTGATTGAATAACTCAAGTAATTTTTTATGTTGATCACTTAGCCATGCCTGCGAGGAGTCCTTTTCACCAAACAGAAGTTCGGGTGGGGAAATACCTAGTGCTTCACCAAGTACAACTGCATCATACACCCCAACATTTCTACTTCCTGCTTCATAGTTTCCTATGCGTGACTGAGTCCATCCACAAATCTCAGCCAGTTTACCTTGAGACAGGCCGAGCTTTTGTCTGCGCCCCTTGAGGCGCATTGCGATCTCATCATTAAGCCGGCTGGCGGCAATTTTTTCATTTTCTTTTCTCATGGCTCCCTTTTATCACGATGCGTGATTTACGCAAAACACAAAACAACTTGACCATGCAACACATATTGTGTTTATAATTGTTGGCGGAGGTTTTAAATGAACAAAATTTCAACATACAGAAAGCAACTGGGGCTATCTCAACGGCAGTTTGCGACTCACCTGGGATGGATACAGAGCCGTCTGGCGAACTACGAAGCAAATTTTCGCACACCCGGACTGGAGGAGTGCCGAAAAATTGTTGCCACACTTAACCATCTGGGATCTCGCTGTGTTCTTGATGATGTTTTCCCGCCTCATGTGAACGATAGCAGAACCATATTAGCGAAGGTGAACAACCATGATCACCCCTGAAACAGCCAGTCAGGCGTTATCGTCATGGCTGGCATATCTACAGATAACCCAGGAAACCGCCACGCAGCTGATCACCCGCGCGTTCCTGGAGCAGCCGGCGCGACCGCAAATAGCGGTTCACCGTATCGAGCGTGACGACGGAACGGTGGATTACGACGCATGGCGCCGTAACCGGATAAACATTTTTCAGCGCTGGCGGAAACGGGAAACGGCGGAGCACTGCGAGAAATTCTCTGCGCTGATCCCCGCTATTCTGGAGGCGATCCGCAAAAGTGCGCCGGAGTTGCATAAACGAATAACGGCAGGGCAGAGCATTGAATACCTGCTTTCACAGCTTTTAAAAAAACCGCAGTGGCCAGCGCGGTACTTCTTGGCGCGCCGCTGGCGGATTTTGAGCGGGAGTGTGACGAGGCCATATATGCGTTACAGGCGTTACGTAGCGGTTATCGCCAGCAGTACCAGAGACATGACCAGTGAGTAATTTTTATATATTCGGATCGCCCTGTAAGGGCGTGGTGAGGTTTTATGCGTGATTACGGAAAGGTGAATTCATCCTTCTGGACCAGCGAAAGCATACGCTCGCTTTCCGATGATGGCCGGATGCTCTCGTTATATCTGTTAACCAGTCCCCACGCCAATATGACCGGCTGTTTCCGTCTCCCCGACGGGTACGTTTGTGAGGATTTGCAATGGGATAAAAATAGGGTATCAGAAGGGTTTGAAGAATTATCCCGTAATGGTTTTGCCATACGGGATAAAGCTACCCGATGGGTGTTAATTCCCGGTTATCTGGAATGGAATGGTTTTGAAAACCCGAATGTAGCCATTGCAGCGTTGAAATTATTCCGTGATGTACCGGATAAAATAGCCATTAAGTCACTGTTAGCTGATGGTATGAGGCAGGCTATATCAAGGTTTGAACCGGGTAAATTAAACGGTTTCGAAAGGGTTCTTGAAGGGTTTCAAACTGTCGTTGGGACTCCAGAGCCAGAGCCAGAGCCAGAACCAGAACCAATCTCTCCTGGTTCATCGCCGAAAAAAAACGATGAACCAGGCGGGAGTTATCCGGCGGAGTTTGAACTGGTCTGGCAGGAATATCCGAAGCGGGCAGGCGCCAATCCGAAAAAATCTGCATTCAAAGCCTGGAATGCCCGACGACGGGAGGGCGTCCTCCCCGGCGACATGCTCGACGGTGTCCGGCGCTACGTGGCGTATCTCGGTAGTACGCACAAGGCTGGTTCTGAATTCGTGCAACAGGCAGCGACATTTTTCGGGCCGGACAGGCATTTTGAAAATCACTGGGATATTCCTGTGAGGGGAGACAGCGGTATGCCTGGTATCCCGGTTTCGCCGCCGGATAAAACCATTCCACCGGGTTTCAGGGGGTGACAGACCATGAAAAATATCGCAGATAGCGGAATTCTGGCCAGAATCAGGAAACTGGCGCCACAGTCTTCCGAACGCGCAGCACCGTTCCGGACGCCGGAGGAGTGGCGGGAATGGCAACTCGCCGAAGGGCGCAGGAGTTGCGAAGAAATTGATCGTCAGAATCGTCAGGCGAGGGCAGAAAAAATCTTCGGTCGGGCCGGGATTCAACGGCTGCATCGCGGATGCTCGTTCGCAAATTACCGGATACAGAACGACGGCCAGCGCCATGCACTCAGTCAGGCTAAATCCATTGCTGGTGAACTGGATACTGGCTGCACGAACTTCGTGTTCAGCGGGAATCCCGGTACCGGAAAAAATCATCTGGCCGCTGCCATTGGCAATCGTCTGATGAATGCCGGACGTAGTGTGATTGTTATCACCGTCGCCGATGTGATGAGTGCGCTTCATGCCAGCTACGATGACGGGAAATCCGGTGAGAAATTCCTGCGGGAATTGTGCGGGGTTGATCTGCTGATCCTCGATGAGGTTGGCGTGCAACGTGAGACCAGAAACGAACAGGTAACGCTGAACCAGATTATCGATCGCCGGACGGCATCCCTGCGCAGCGTCGGAATGCTGACAAACCTTAACCATGAAGCACTGTCGAAGCTGGCTGGTCAGCGTGTAATGGACAGAATGACCATGAATGGCGGGCGGTGGGTGAATTTTGACTGGGGGAGCTGGCGCCCGAACGTCAGCTATCTCAGGGCGGTGAAATAATTTTCCGGAGGGTTTTCATGAGCAGAAATTACACACCGGCGCAGAAAGCTGAAATACAGAAGCGCCTGACGGAACTGGTGCGAACACATGGTCGGATGACGTTTGGAGAGCTGCGGAAGATAACGGGGTTAACTATTTTTACAGCCCGTCACTACCTGGAAAAGGCGGAAAGTTGTGGGGATCTGTATCAGGCCGGGAGAAGCGGTATTTTTCCTTCGGAACAGGCTTTCCTGCTTTGGAAGCAGAAACGTGAAGATGCCAGGATTACCCGCTTTCTGAAAACACCGGAGGGTGTGGTGCGTTCCTACGACCGGACCAGAAACGTTATCTGTACGGAGTGCCGGAACAGCGTGACGATGCAAAGGGTACTGGCATTTTATCGGGGAAATTACCGGGAGGCGAAATCTGAATGAAAATCGAATACCAGGAAGGATGTGCTGAGTCCCGTCTGAAACTACGTGTGAATAATGAACAGACTAAATGGAATATGTCCTAAATTTGATTGAAAGCGTTGCATTAAAAATACTAGATCATTCAGGATGTTTAAGTATTAGTTAGGTGTGGATGATAGTGAGATGGTGTGGGGTATGTTTTCAAAAAAATAATAATTACTGTGTTCTTAACTTTAATAATATAAAAGGAAATAAAATATGCCATTAAGTTTTCCAAATGTATATTTAAATACCCATATGAGAATAGAGACATTACCCTCGGATATTCTCGACAGTATACGTAATGCAGCCAGACCTCCTGATGGCGCGACTGGGCCGACTGAAATACAGGTGCAACTACGTGATGCATTATACCTGGTACGTCATAGCCCCGACGAAGGAGCATTTGAGGTGGTTCCATGGCGTGAGCCGGGGCAGGTTTATAGTGATATTCGCAGGAGTTATCCAGAAAGGTTTAGCAATGCAGAAAGGTTGGCACGCCAATTAAATCGTACATGGAATATGCCTGCACCGCCTGCATCTTTAACTTTTTCTGAATCCCAGAACGCCAGATACCATTTTAATACTCAACCTGCCAACATAAGAGATTTATTACCTGTTAGGATTAATTTCTGTAGTTTTCAGGTTGAAGCAGGAAGTTTTGCATGTTCTGAAGAACATTTAACTTGTCCGATAACGCTGGATATTCCAACAAACGGTGTTTTTGTTAAAGTATCATCACAGTCAGATATTTGTTGCTTATTTGACAAAGAGGCATTCCTCAACCTGGTGTGTCAGGGATTAGAGCATCCTTTGAGTCGGGAGCCTATCTGTATGGGTATGATAGTTAGAAAAAGTGAATGTTTTTTTAATACCGAGCGTGATAAATTTACCTTAAAGTAGTGTCTGATTAAATATTATCAGATGAATATGAACTTTGTACGGACAGACGGAGGCCGCTGTCTTCACGGCTTACGAATTTGAGGGGTAAGAGACCCGGCGGGGAGAAATCCCCGCCGCCTCTGATGTGTCAGGTATCCTCAATGCACCCACATTCAACCCGCTCCGGCGGGTTTTTAATGTCCGGGAAATGAGCATGTCAAAAAATATCCATATTTATTAATAATGATAATTAGTAGTCTCCTATATATTCATGGTGAGAATGAAGGTGCTTTAAAAATGCTCAAGTTCGTTATCTATGGAGACACCGTGAAAAAATTAAATAAAACATTCACTTGTAAATATGCTGTTATTCGCCGTGATGACATGACAGTAATTGCTGAAATGGATTTTTTTCCTGACTGCAACAGGTCATTGATGTATCGGGATGGCCGCTATGTCCGGTTTCTGCCGTTGTTGCAAAATGACATCATGGGGAGCGATAGCCTGATTAATGAGCTGACTATCAGGGCCGGTTATCATGAATAATCATCCTTTGTTATACTCGTCTGTGGGCTGAACTCCCAATCTACTGCGCCACCGGAGAGAACGATGGCGCATTTACAACTGGTCAAGCAAACCTCATCAGGGCTTCTGCTCCCGGCGACGCCGGAGAGTGGGGATTTCCTGCGCTCAGTAAAAATCGGTGAGTGGATACACGCCGATTTTAAGCGTGTCCGCAACTACGCCTTTCATAAACGATTTTTTAAACTCCTTCAGCTTGGTTTCGACTACTGGACGCCAACGGGTGGCACGGTCACATCGCGGGAACAGAAACTTATCTCCGGGTTCGTTAATTTTCTTTGCGACTCCGCAGGCCAGGAATATACCCCGGCCCTTAACGAGGCGGCGGAACAGTACCTCCATAACGTAGCTACCCTGCGAACCGGGGACGTCGCCCTTCTTAAATCTTTTGATGCCTTCCGGGAATGGGTAACCGTTCAGGCCGGGTTTTATACCGGGCATTTTTATCCGGATGGCAGCCGCGGGCGCCGGGCGAAATCCATAGCGTTCGCCAGTATGGACGAAACCGAGTTTCAACAGGTCTATAAAGCTGTGCTGAACGTCCTGTGGAACTGGATTCTGTTTCGTAAATTTTCCTCTCTGGAAGAAGTTGAAAATGTGGCCGCGCATCTGCTGGAGTTCGCATGAAAATGACATGGTTTCAGCATCCGGTGTGTACCACCGAAGAGGCGGATGAGCTGGCGGCGGGATACCGGCGCCGTGCCGCGCTGGTTGAGCGTTACGGTGAGGCGGCGGTGCTGGCACTCGAGAACAATAACACCCCGCACCGCTGGACGGTCGAGGAGCTGAAGGAAGTCAGGCTCGCGGCTCTGGCGGATCTGCGTGCGCTAAAAAAGCTGGAGGCCGCATGAAACCAGAACTGATCGAGATACTCCGCATGCGCTGGTTGCGTCTCCGAATTTATCGATACCGGGGATCTTTTCCTGTGGCATACCGCATTCTTCGTAATTACGTCCGCATTGAAGCAAAACGGGAGCATCGAAATGAATCTTGAGTCCTTACCGAAATATTTTTCACCTAAATCCATGATGCCCGGCGCAGTACCATGCGGAATAACGTCTGATACGCTGACTATTACTGACGTAATGGCATCCCTCGGGCTACTTACTGCAAAAGCCGCAGTGGGTATTGAATTGTATCTTGCAAAAGCTGGGGTTTTATCTTCTGAAAATATCATCGCCTATATCAGGCTATTAGCAGAGCAGCGTGCAGAACGGCATGGGGCATTACGGAAAATGGAAGAGGGTAAGCGTTCAAAATTTCTCGACACTATGGCGCGTTATGTATTTCGCGATTATTCCCTCAGCGCGGCCAGCCTGGTGACGTGCAGTAGCTGTCATGGTGCTAAATTAATTGATGCTGAGGTTTTCACGAACAAGGTTACCTATCCGGATGGTAAGCCACCAAAATGGGTAAAAGATACGAAAGGTATTTCTCCGTCCGACTGGGAGGTGTGGAAATCAGTTCGTGAGCAGGTGCGCGTAGTGTGTAAGGCGTGTGATGGCAAAGGCCATGTGAAAAATGAATGTCGTTGCCGGGGACGCGGAGAAATTCTCGATAAGAAAAAATCTGAGTTGCAGGGCGTGCCGGTTTATAAAAAATGCCCAAGATGCAAGGGAAGAGGCTACCCACGTCTCAAAGATACCGAGATTTTTAAAGCACTAGGAGTAACGGAAATGGTATGGTGGTACAACTATAAACTGTTTTTCGATCGGCTGGTGGAGCATTGCCATATTGAGGAATCGTATGCAGAAAAGGTTCTGGGAAACGTGACTCGATGACCAAAATAATTTAGCTATTGCAAACTTAACGGAAAATGGCTAACCTGATTCCAACGATGGGTTATTATGCCTGTGACGTTACAAGAATTAAGAACCTCGCCTCGGCGGGGTTTTCTTTTATGGATTCCCGACGCCAATAAGACAAAGTGCGGGGAGTGATGCGGAGTCTACATGTTCCAGCCGACCGCAAAGCTCACACAGGCAGGACCACAATCTGATACCGCGATAGCTTTTGCTGATCGCGCCGGAGCGGTAACCGGCAACAATTTAAGCCTCGGTGATTGCCGGGGCTTTTCTGTTTGTGCCGTCCGGAATAATCCCTCTGAGTTTTGTCGTTGATCCACCGGGCGGCCTTCCTACTTCACACTGCGCCATCCGAGCTATCGGAGGTGAGGCTTATGAAAATGCACAACGATCCCCATTCAATGGACTCACAATCTATTTTTGCTGGCTCACAATTACTGCCAATGGAAAAAACTTCTCATTTGGCTCTGAGCGTCGGATTTCGCTCTCACTTAGCGTGAGTCCACGTCCGATTTCAGTTGCAGTTATTGTGAGCCAAAATTTGCGCTGATTGCGAGTCTGACTTTTTTCGATTGTGAGTCGTTACAGATAGCCGCCGGGCCAGACACCACAACGGTACCAGGTGGCGTTATGTGCTAGAAACCGAAATTCTTGAACATCTCATTACTACTCATATCGTTGGCTGGCGCACGATTCATCGACTCCATCTGCTTGATCAACCCTATGCTAGCACCAACAGGCCCCCCGACGCTGAAACCGACGCTGCTGGAGCGGGTTTTGCTGGTGCTACTGCTGTGGGTTTGACTACGGGTGTTACAGTTGCTTTGGTGTGTCCGTGTGAGACCATTTTCGCTGAGCTGGCTATCTTCACTTTGGGTGCAGTTTCCCTGTGACTGGCTGTGACTGTCTCCTGTGGTGTGGTTGCGGCTATCCGTGTGCCACTCGCTATAGCCTCCCGCCGGCGCAATGATTCCGACCGATGTACCGTGGGTGGCATAGGGAGGCATGACCATGCCACTACAGCCACCGAGCAGTAACGCGGTGCCGACGATAAAAATGAACTTACCCAGAGCGGTGTTTTTCATTAGTTCCTACCTATTTCTTCTCGTTGGTTATTTCTATGCCCTGCCTTGGCAGGGCTCGCTATTATTCATTCTTCAACTGTGAGATCAAGTTATTTTAATTAAATCGGTATTATTCTTAATTGTGTTCTTTATGAATAAATATCCTCCGGCTATGCCGGAGGATATTTATTATTTCCCCTCATAACTGAGAGGCCCCACACAACCAGAGGGGGATGAATGTCCGAATCGATTTCTGGTACTGGGTTAGCAGGTGGCATCCTGACAGGAGCCAGTGTTTATGGACTGCTGACCTGTATTAGCTCAGACCTGAACTGGTTACTGTGTTGTAGCATCGTGGGATTTTGCATTTTTTGATGAGTGTCAATTACTAAATTCGTAGGCGATTCTTGGTGGTGATGTGTGACCCATCTCTTTTAAAATGATATTGGTATACTCGACTACCGGGCCTCTTGGATTACTGTCTTCTTTGTCCTGAAGGTGAGTCAACGCGTGTACAACTTCATGAATAAATGAGCGTGTTGTATCAAATGGTTGTGGGCCATCATTACTTTCATAACACTCTGGTATTGAATCATCGTCTGTATCATCCAGGTTGAGGGCAATCACTTTTCTGCCTTCTGAACTCTCCAGGTCTTCATCAGTTACGGTAGTACCAAAGTTTTCTCCGGCTCCCAGCAACCAGCGTTGTTCTACATCATGCAATTCCTGGTCGTAGGCATAATTCATCAGTCTGCGGAATGTCCCGCTTTGAGTGTATGCATCTTCAAGTATGCGTGATAGCACCTCACGGCATTCATCATAGGTATCATCATCAATTTCGATATCAGGGTCCATTCCTCCTGGTCCAGAGATAAGGTATTCAGCAAGACACATTGGTTCCAGCCTGGCTTTATCATCGGTAGCAAGACCATCATGTTGGAGGCGTAATTGCGAAGGATTATCTTGGTGTTCTGGAAGGTCTGGAAATACCTTGCTGTCATGAGGATGGGATAATCCATATGTTGACATCATATTATTGATAAATATTGGTTTAATTCCTGCTGGCATGATGAGTTACACATCCTTTTTATTACATGGAATTAACATTCTATAAATAGCATGTTTTTGTCAAACAGAATTCACTCAGCACGCAATCAATTAAGCTAAAAGCTAAATTTGCAGTATTTGTGCCTCACCTCCATTAAAATTGTACTCTGCGTGATTTTACTTTCAGATTCTGCAACCACAGGCAATCCTGTTTTACAAGATATTAAACCCTGCAACCCAACCATTTCACTCACTCTAGTTACCATCCGAAATCATCGGAGGTGAGGCTTATGAAAATGAATGACAAGACTCCTGAATTCTGGGCTGCGGTTTTGACCGGACTCAAAAATGCGTGGCCCCAGATACTTGGGGCGTTAATGGCCGGACTCATTGCCTACGGCCGACTGATATACGACGGCGCCACCCGTAAAAATAAATGGCTTGAGGGCGTCCTGTGTGGCGCTCTTTCCTTATGTGTCACCAGTGCGCTTGATGTGGTAGGCCTGCCGGTTTCCATTTCGCCTTTCGTTGGCGGAATTATTGGCTTTGTCGGTGTGGACAAGCTGCGCGAAATCGCAATTAGCGCACTCAAAAAACGTGCAGGGGTTAATGATGAGAATCAGTGAAAAAGGCATTACCCTAATCAAAGAGTTTGAAGGTTGTAGCCTGACAGCTTATCCGGACTCGGGAACGGGGGGAGATCCCTGGACGATTGGTTATGGCTGGACCCACTCTGTTGACGGTAAGCCAGTTAAGCCCGGAATGATGATTGACGAGGCTACTGCCGAGCGCTTGCTTAAAACTGGTTTAGTCGGTTATGAAAATGATGTGTCCAAACTGGTTAAGGTCAAGTTGACACAAGGCCAGTTTGATGCGCTGGTGTCGTTCGCGTACAACCTCGGCGCCCGGACATTATCCTCATCAACTCTGCTGCGGAAGCTAAACGCTGGTGATTACGCCGGCGCCGCTGATGAGTTCCTGCGCTGGAATAAGGCTGGTGGCAAAGTACTGAACGGGCTTACCCGTCGGCGTGAGGCGGAGCGTGCTCTGTTCCTGTCATGATGTTCAACTGGAAAACGATGTTTGTTGGCCTGTTGCTCGTCTCGCTAATTGTTGCCGGTCGGCTGGCAAATCACTACCGCAATAACGCTATCACTTACAAGTACCAGCGTGATACTGCTACTCACAACCTGAAGCTGGCGAACGAGACAATTACCGATATGACGAAGCGCCAGCGTGACGTTGCCGCCCTCGATGCAAAATACACAAAGGAACTAGCTGATGCACAAAACAGGAATACTGATTTGCAGCGCCGCCTTGCTGCTGGTAGCCGGGTGCGTGTCGAAGGACGCTGTACAGTGCCAACCACAACCACAACCAAAACCGCCAGTACCCGCCGCGTGGGCAATGCTGCCACCGTCGAACTCTCTCCAGTTGCTGGACAAAACGTTCTCGATATCCGCGCCGGAATCATCAGCGATCAGGAAAAACTGAAGTATTTGCAGGAGTACATCCGGACGCAGTGCAAATAAAAAATTCCCGCAGGAGGGAAAAGGAGCTTACCTGCGGGGGAGTTTCAGAAATGCATAAACATGACAATGTCTCTGGGTCTGCGTACTACCACATCGCGTTTTTATCGTACTGATATAAGCCAGTTTTCGTACACCTCAAAAACGTAACCAGACGCTAAAAACTGGTACACCTCATGAAATAACCCAGTGGCTGAAAAGTTTGGTGTTGGAACGAATCCCCTGACCAGGCTGGCATTTATTTTATCTGAATATTGACGCTGTATTTTTTCGCTTTGTTTTTACGGGCTTCATTACGTGTCTGAAGTACTCTCAGTTCGTATTTTCCGGACGCCGGTAGCGTGTACTGGCCATTGCCATCCAGTTCAGATGAATATCTGGACAGGTCAACGGAATCGCTAATTCCTGGCCCGAACAGGTAGGTATCTGCGCCTTCATTCGAAATACTTACATGTACTTTCTGCCCCTTTCTGGCCTGGAAGTTATATGTATCGTAATCGTATCCCTTTATTACGCCGGAATAGCGGGCGCTATTTTGTCCTTTATCGAATTCGACATTCACGTTTTTACCAGTTGCAAAGCCAGCTGAGGTTAGCAGTGCAAAAAGAAAAACAGTTTTAGCGATACTCTTGAATTTCATATGTAAGACCCTCAGTCAGCGTTAAAATGATTAATTGTTATATTGTAACAATAACTGTTCGGTTTTTTCCAGGGTCCTTTCCGGGAATTCTGCCTGTTACGGGGCGGCAGCGTCGCAGGATTTCACTCCTTATGAAAATTTTCAGGGAAAAGCCAGATCCGTTCTTCTTATCGTTTATTTCCTGTTTTTAAAGGTTTTTTTAGAAAAAAGAAAGGATCTGTTGGATAACGTTTTTAGTTAAAAA